TATCAACGATACTTTTTCAGCTGAAGTGTTGTTTTCTTTATCTTGCACCCAGCATGGATGAAAAACCCAATCGCTGTTATGGTTAAAATAATCTGAATCATATAATTGTACTATTTTTGTGTATAAAAATTCAGCTTTATCAAGTTCTTCGTGTATTGCATTTTGTTCCCAATTTCTCGTATTGTGCCACAGCGAATTCGGGGTGTTTATTATGTTTTCGATAAATTGTATCGTATACTTATTTTTTTCAATAAAAATAGCCCCTGTATTAACGTGAATTAACGTTTTACCGAGACCATCACAACAAATATGAATACTTTTATCTTCTTTTCCTTCTTTTAAATCTAAAACGTTTTTTTCTTTGTCTACTACTACAGCATCACCATCTAATAAAAATATTTGGTCATACCCTTTTTCAAAAAGATATTTTATTGAATATATTTTGTTCCAAGCCGGGGCTCTATCATGTTTGGCAATCGAACGGCCTAAAACTTCTAAATTTTTATGAAGAATGTAATCAAACCCAATTTTATCTGCATATTCTGCATTGTGTGGGCTGGTTACATTAATTAAGTCTTCATAATTGTTACATACAGATTGTAGTACTGCTTTTTTACTCAACATCTATATTTCTAGATAATTTAATTTTTTCGTACCCATAAGGTAAATTAAAATCATGAATATCAGATAACTTTATAAATGAATTAATAGCACTACACATTGCGTTACCTTCAACTCTTACATTATTAGGCTTTACTACAACAGGGGTAATATTTTTATCTTTAAACCCTAACTGTTCAACATATGTAAATTGTTTTGCTGATTCCATCTGCTCCACACCTGAAGGTAATTTAAAACTATTTTGATCTATTTCTCCGTTTTTATCCCACTCGAATTCTTTAAAATCCCTCATATCTTGATAAACGTATAATATTTCAAATTTATCATTTCCGTATTGATTTTTTAATGTATCAGATATTTGTGTAAGCTGATCTAAATCATAGCTTACCGGGTTTGAATCATATTGCGCACCATGTTCAGGCCATTTGGACCAGTACCAAATGTACTTATGACGGACAAACAATAATTTTCGTTCGTTCTCTTTCAGCAATTTAACTAATCTCTTACTTCTTCTTGTATATATATCAGAGGTTGCTGTTTCATTAATTCTATCAGTTTCTTGGTCATTTTCATCTTGATAATAAATTACATGAGCAAAATCTACACCGCTATCAGGGTAAAAATTTTTAAATTCGTCTTTAAAAATTTGAGATAATACTTTCATATTTGTAACTTGCCAGTCAAAAGGGAAAGATGATTTTCTCATGTAGTTTAATGATTGACCCACACAACACCGGTGACCTAAACTTACAAAATAATCGAACTCTTTATCAAATAGAGAATTTTCTGGTGCTTTATAAAAATTCGGGACCACCCAATCGTTCATATTAATACATAAGTTATGGTCCTAAATCTTCAAGTTTTTTTTATTAAACTTTTAATGCCATATTCCACACTAATAAGTGTAATCTAGGACTAAAGTTAAACCTATACTTCTTAGCTAGTTCAGCAACCATAGGAGCTTTTTCTATATGCTCTTCCCTGCTACCACAACATGGCATTAACCAAATTTGTCCGGTGGGTATATCAAACGGGACAATATATTTACTAAAAACCTCGTCAATATCTGACTCTTTATCAATAACAAATTTAAAACCAGACCCTCTATTAGCATGCCATTCTAAAACTTTAGGTTTGTATCGTCTATCTTCTGGATCTCCATTATTACTCATTTTAGGAGAAGTAGTAAATGTTGCTGATACTCTTGACCACTCTTTATCAGGCATAATAGTTGCATTAGTTTCAAAATCTATGCGAGGAACCCAGCCCCATTCAACTTCCATATAATTTAAAAGCTTTAATAACGCTTTTTGTTGTACTAAAGGCTCACCACCGGTAATTTTTAATATCGCACCATTATATAAATGGTCTTTATAACCACTACTTTCTAGAAAATCGAAAATTTCCTTAAAAGTAAGTTTATTTTTTACACTCCAAGAGATATAACTATCACATCCATGAGGCGAAGCCGCAGAAGCAAACCCTTTACATGTTAAATTACACATTGATAGTCTCATAAAAACAGAAGGATAACCTATAAATTGTCCTTCGCCTTCAACAGTATAAAATATCTTATCATCGCTAAGATAAATAGTTTCCTCGCTGTCATTCATATACATAATTTTATTATGAACAAATGTATTATCAAGATTAAATATTAACATGGCAACAAAACGCTCGCGGCTAGCCGCGGTTTTCGAGTCGGAACAGTTACATACAACAGATTTGCAAGGTAACTGGGATTTAAACTTTAATGTTAGAAATAAATTTGATTTTACACAAAATCAAAAAAAGTTTATACAAACGCTTCTAGCTGAAGATACAAAAATAGTTTTCGCTGATGGTTACGCCGGTACTGCGAAAACATACTTGTCGGTTTTTGGTGCTTTAACTCTTATAGCAACAAATAAGATGAGTCAAATAATATACTTGAGGAGTGTTGTAGAATCAGCAAATCAAAAAATTGGTCACCTTCCAGGGCAGTTAGATGAAAAATTTCTTCCTTATTCTTTACCATTAATGGATAAATTGGATGAACTAGTAACAAAAACCACAGCTAATTCTTTGTTTAAAAAGGAATACATTAAATGTTTGCCTGTAAATTTTACTAGAGGATTAACATTTAACAATTCAATGGTAATAGTAGATGAAGCTCAAAATCTTACAAAACAAGAAATAACAACCATTTTAACAAGATTTGGTAAAGGATCTAAATATGTGGTAATTGGTGATTCTAATCAATCAGATATTAACGGAAAATCTGGGTTTTCTCCTATCATTAAAGCGTTTGACAACGACGCAAGCAAAGATCACGGGATAGCATCATTTTATTTTGGTAGTGATGATATAGTTAGAAGTAAAATATTAAAACACATTGTTCATGTACTATCAGATGTTTGACTGGTATCAATTACTATAGCAAAACCATTACCAACTTTATCATCTACATCTAAGTAGTCAATAACGTTAAATCCAAGAGTTTTGCATAGGGTTAAAAATGATTCGGTGGTCCAAACATTGTGATGAGCATCTATGGATGAATCTCCTTCATCAGATTCTTTTAATGTGCCGCGGTGTCTCCCAATTAATTCGGTAACTGTAGTAACTGATCTCTGTTTGTCATTGCATCTATCCTTATGCGGTACAACAATAAAGATATATTGGCGCGCTACTCTTTGCCATTCTTTTAAAGCTTTTATTGGATCAAATATATGTTCAAGTAGATGAGACGATATAACAAAGTCGAAAGATTTATCCTCAAATAGTAGTTTATCACCATTTGCAATTACATGTACTGGTAAATCTTCACCGCATGCTTATCTAGAGCCGTTACCTTCTGGTGGATCAGCTCGATCGACGTTAATAATATCTAAACCCCACGCATTATGATATGACCCGCCAATCTCTACACCTTTTAACCCGTCTAGATATTTGTGTGCCAGTTTCGATTCTGGAAATACCTTTGAGTGGTATATAGGCATTTCATTTTGGGTCAGATGCTTGGTCTTTTTGTATTTTTAAGAGCTCTTTAATAGCATCTTCTGGAGATATTATACTAGCGTCCGGGTGATCTGTACCTTTATCAAACGGCGCACCTATTTCAGCCATTTTTGAGAATACATCTCCTGCTAATTTTTCAATTTGAGGATCTTTTTCTCTTTCTATCATTAACCCCTTTTAGGTGCATAAGGATCACCTGGTTTGTCTGACGCCCAGCTAGTACCACCAAATGGGTCATTATAATCACCCGTTTTCGGGCCTTGTCCGGTTCTTGCACCTACACTTTTTGTTCTTTTAGAACCGGGTAACATACGTTGGGCTTCATCTGAGTCTGATTGACTTATTGGCTTTTCAACAGGAGCACCATCTTTTTGTCGGGCTCGCTTTATATTTTCATCAATAGGGTCACCAGATTCACCTAATTCATGACAAGGTGTATTTTTTACAAAATCCTTAGGATTA